ACTTGGGATGTACTTCCACTGGAAGCTTAAATAGCATGTTTACTATTCGCTTGGTGTTGTGTCTGGTGCTTCCGCTGGTGCTGTATCTGGTGCTGATTGTCCGCTTCCACCTGTTGAAGTAGATGTGCTTTCTACTGCTTCGCACGCCTTGCAAAAATCTATATATCTTGCAGTATCGCCAACAAGGTCATTTGAATACCCATCCGCTCCGAAAGTTCCAAAATCCATTGCAAATACAGGTGCCGATAAAAGGCCGATAAATAATAAAGCTTTCTTCATAGTAATTCCTAACATTGTAAGATTGGTTAAAACACTGACAATGCTTATTACTTTTCTTTCTTTTTTTGCAACTCGTATTCTTTTCTCCATATGTCCATTTTCATCTCTCGGATCTCTCTAAAGTTTCGCATTGTATTATTTGAAACCGATGTTATCCAAACAAGAAGTATGACAACGGTAAAGCTTGTAATGTCTAGCTTTGCTCCTAGAGTGTCTTGTCCTGTGCGCATTAGATATACAAGCCTGCCAAGATAGAAAACCATGAATGGGACTATCAGCCTGTGTGCCCATGTGAGCATTTTTATTTCTCTATCTAGGTTCATCTTGTAGAGTCTTTCAAAAACTTAATAACCGATTGGTAATTTTTTTGTTTGATGTCTTCTATTTTTTGCACGCCTGTAGCTTTGCAAACCTTTTCTCTTAGGTTTGGACGCCCAATAAGATATTTGTTTACTTCTTCAAGGTGCCATGTTGCCAATGGATACTCGCTCCAGTCTTTTTTCTTTTCGTCTCGTTCATACTTTGCTTGTCCATCATCGTCATCGTCTACGCCGTGGACGCCTGTGATTGTGACGCTGGAGTATCTTTTTTGATATGTTGAGTCTGAGCCATAGTCTTGGCCGAAGTTTTTGTCCATGAGCTTTTTGCTGCATATCCACTGGCCGCTTTTTGTATGAACCAAGTAAGTTAGCAGCAGTGGATTACTGTTATCGTCTATCCATTCCTGATAAATAAGCTCAAGATTGTTTTCGACGAGCTTGCCCCTGACAGTTGCAACGATATCGTCAAACTTTGCATATCTTGTAACTTTTCCGCCACGTTTTATGGAGCCTGATTGCTTGAGTGGATCAAACTCCCCCCGCGCCTTTGAAAGCGCGAGGAGAAGTTCAACAGTTTCTTCTGATTGTCCTGGTCTAAAAGAAGACTCAGGAAGCATTTTTACTTTTGTCATGTTGGCATATTCCCAAAATGGTTTTTGTCATTCTTAGGCTTATTTTTTGGATCTGTTGAGATCACAGCCTCTGTTGTTAAAAGAAGACCAGCGATTGATGCAGCATTTTTGAGAGCTGTCTTTGTTACTTTTGCTGGGTCTATAATTCCAGCTTCAAAAGTATTAACAAGCTCGCCATCAACTGCGTTTATACCCATAGGCATTTTTGTACCTGGAGCGCTACTGTCAGTAATGCTTTTAAACCTTCTGATTACAACTGAAGGTTCTAGGCCAGCATTTTGCATAATGATACGCATTGGCTCTTCGAGTGCTTTCTTGACTATATTCAATCCAAGCTCTTCGTCACCTTCCAGTTTTAGCTCATCCAGGCTCTTCATTGCAATTAACAATGTTGCACCACCACCAGGAACAATTCCTTCCTGTACGGCAGCTCTTGTTGCGCTGAGGGCATCGTCTATACGATCCTTCTTCTCTTTCATTTCTGTTTCTGTGGTTGCGCCTACTTTGATGACTGCAATGCCACCGGTAAGTTTTGCTAACCGTTCTTTGAGTTTCTCTTTGTCATAGTTTTGCTCGGAGTTTTCAATGCTGGTTCTGAGTTGTGCGATTCTTTCTTCAAGTCGCTTATTATCTTTTTTGTCGTCTATGATTGTGCATGAATCTTTAGTGATGATTACTTTTTTTGCATAACCAAGATGATCATTAGTTACATTTTCCAGCTTCAGTCCGACGTCAGAAGATATTACCGTTGCGCCTGTTAGTGCAGCGATATCTTCAAGCATTTCTTTGCGTCTGTCACCAAACCCTGGAGCTCTTACAGCTGCCACAGCAATGGTTCCACGCATTTTGTTAACAACGAGTGTTGAAAGAACTTCACTCTCAACTTCTTCAGCGAGAATTAAGAGTTGTTTGTTTGCCTTTGCTACGCTTTCTAGGATCCCTAGAACAGTTTGCATTGTGCTAATTTTTTTGTCGTAAATTAAGATAAGTGGTTCAGTCAGTACTGCTTCCATCTTTTCTGAGTCTGTGACGAAATAAGGAGAGATGAATCCTCGGTCGAATTGCATTCCCTCTACGACATCTAGTTCGTCAATCATACCTGGAGCTTCTTCCACGGTCATGACACCATCTTTGCCGACTCTGTCCATAGCGTCAGATATTAGTTTCCCAATAGCTGAGTCAGAGTTTGCAGAGATAGTTGCAACCTGCTCGATCATTTTCTTGCTGCTTACAGGTTCTGCAATGTTCTCTATTTGTTTGATAACTACATCGACGGCTTTATCTATGCCGCGCTTGAGTTCCATAGGGTTAGCACCTGCAGTAACGTATTTGTTACCTTCTCTGAAAATTGCCTGTGCTAAAACAGTTGCAGTTGTTGTGCCATCACCAGCTACATCTGCAGTTTTGCTTGCTACTTCACGGACCATTTGTGCGCCCATGTTTTCTACTCTGTCTTTAAGAATGATTTCTTTTGCAACGGTTACACCATCTTTAGTAATAAGAGGGGCCCCAAAGTCACGTTCGAATATAACGTTGCGACCTTTGGGCCCTAAAGTTGCCTTAACTGTATCTGAAAGCGTATCAATTCCCTTACGCATTCTTTCTCTTGCATCTACTCCGAAGAATATCTTCTTTGACATAAGCTTCCTCTTTAATTAAACATACAACATCGTTTTATCTTCGATTTCAAAGACCAGTGCTACATACACCATCCATAAACCTTGATGTTATTACTATCTTACCACTAATATCAGTATAGCATGTCTAAGCAGAAATGTCAATAACATAAAGATTGTCATTATGCTTATTAATGTTATACTATAAGTAAATAAAAGAAGGTGTCTAGCATTAGGGAAATTATGAATAAGAAATTTTGTGATATTGAGGATGTTCGTCGGGTTTTGTTGTCTCATATGGTTAAGCGTGAGATAGGTCCTGCTGATATTGGGAGGATCATTGGTGTCTCTCGCAATACGGTAAATGATTTTATATCTGGTAAGAAGGACCCGACATTTGTTACGCAAGCAAAGATAATCAATTACTTAAAGAAGATTAGTAGAGAGAAGATGGTAGATGATATTGACACCGATGTTGTTGCATAGGGAGCTTCGTGAACATTGAAAAATTAGCTAAAGAGTTGAGGAAGGAAGCAGAAAAAGAGGCTGCTATATTGAGGAGGCAGGTAGCGCATTTAGGCCTTTATACCAAAGCATATACCCCACTTCTTAAGAAAAAAAGTGAATATAATGAACTGATAAACAGATGTGTAGTTGCGGAGAAAGAGTATCTTGATGTTGACCATGAGTTCCACCAGATAATTTTAGAGATCAAGAATCTTCGACTGAATGGTGGCTCAAGGATTGATCTTGTAATCCTTCTGGAGAAAGGTGCGAAGCTTGGAGACAGCAGGAAGGAGGCTATGGAATCTCTGGGAGCAGCTGAAGATGATCTTAAGAAAATGAGCAAAGAGATCAATAGATATGTTCTCTCAAGGGAGGCGTTAAGTGTTTCGATCGAGGATGATCAAAAAGAGTTAGAAGGCTTGAAGGATGAGAGTTAGAGTTTTTCATTACAGCTATAAGGGATTGCATGAGAAAGAGTTTGTTGTTTCTGACGATGCTATGTTTTTGTACTACAGGTTTATGGTTTTCAATATGCCCACCGGATATGCATGGTATCATTCCAGACGACGCTGTGCCAGAATTGCAATTAACAAGTGAATAGAAATGGGATACTGTGGGTGAGAAAACCATAAAGACAGCAGAAGAGCTGCAGGCAATGATTTGCAGAGCTAACGACTGAAGAGATTTCCTGCTTTAAGGTTGAAAAAAAAATAGATTAGCTCATACTTCTAGAAAAAGAACGGGGCATGTCGCTTAACGGGTAAAGCATTATCACCTAAGATAAAGATTCGAGTTCAATCCTCGACGGCCCCGACAAAAAAATTGATATCAAAATTAGTCAAAAAAAAAAGGGCGCCCATGTCGAACACCACATTCTATATAGAACAGCCACTTTTTCTTTGTAAAAACTCTACTGAGACAGTTGTAAACCCAGAAACAGAGGAGGTAGTTACATGATTAATACTAGACAACTTTCTCATAGAAATCAAGCTTTCAGAAGGTCCTACGTATTTTCGTAAGTAAATTAAAAACAAGGATAAATAAGGATAAATATGAAAAAGAAAGATATGTCTACTTATCATTTTTCATCATGTCCGTCTTGTGGATGTGGTCAATGTACCTGGATAGAAGATCTCTCTAATGAGTCTAGAGCTATATATTTAGAAGCACAAGAGGCTTGCGACAAGCTTTTAGCTGAAAAGTATGTGGCAATTGAAAGAACTCCAGAGAGTGGAGGATTCAGCATTTCATTTCAACGAAAAAAGAAATAAAAAAGACCATCCGAAGAGAGTCAATCTAGTGAAGCCTTGATTTTTTTCTCTAAAAAAAATAAGCTGTTGAGACTGTAAACCAACACCGAAACAACAACTTAATTTTTTTAAAGATATATGCAGAATAAAACAAACCCCTCCCAAAAGCAAGTAGATTCTCAAAGAAAATCAGAAGAAGTTCTTCTCTCTGAAGAAACTTATCAAGAACTAGAAAATATTCTCGGTGTGAAATTAAATCGCTCTCATAGGCGTAAGTTTGATCGAAGCCCAAAGAACGTTTTGTCGTTCAATAAGAAGCCTATTTGGGCTGTCCAGGAGTTTTTTAAGTGTCCTGAGGATTATTATCATCGGCTTACGGCCACTCAGCAGAGAATCTTGCACGTCTTGGTTCAGTATTGTTTGAACTATAGGAAGTGCTTTGTTTCGTACGCTACTGTTGCAGCTCTTTCTGGGTGTTGTGAGAAAACGGTTTATACAGCTGTTGAGCTTTTTAGGTCTGATGGTGTTATAGGGACTATGTATCGTCATAAGACGACGAATCTATTCCGTCTTGCTACTGACTGGAGAAGACAATCTGTAATAGATAGTTTGAAGAAATATTTCCCTGTCTTGAAGTTCGTTCTCTCTTCTTTTTTGTTGCTATCAAGAGTCGCTCCCATACCTTGTATGCCTAAAAATTACGTACAAAGTACAAAAGAAAGTTCTAAGGAAGTTATATTTAGTGAAGTCCCTCTCAAAGATGAAGCAGCTTCTCGAAAAAATCGTGTCTCAAACCCAACGGCTCTCTCCAATTACATACACACTGTAATGGATGCACAAAAGAGGACGCCCGAAAAGCGTCCGATTGAAGTGCAGGATAGAAGAACCTTAAATGGCCAACAACCAAAGATAAAAAAAGAAGGAAGTAAAATGCTGTCAGCTGAAGAAAAAAGAAAACTGTCTCTACCGCCAGCTTACAAAGAAAAACCCCCTACTCCTCCAGCTTACAAGCCATACACGGCAAAGCCACGCGTTATCCCACATGAGGACATTTATATTTCTTACTTTAAACTACAAGATCACTACCGCGAAAATGGCAACCCACTCAACCTGCCAAACCCATACCGCGCAAAATTTATAGAATTGGTTGAGGAGTCTTGCGCCGGCAGTGATATAACGAAGACTCAGTTGAAAGAGCAGCTCTACAAGCTGTACCTAGCAAAGAAAGAAGACAATGGAAATAGGATATGAATTTGGAGATAGAATAATAACTGGATATGTAGAGCCTAAAAAATCTATAGATAAAAGATATGGAACAATAACCCTACATGAAAGATACCTTTGCAGGTGTAAGTGCGGCAAGGAGTCGATAATATATGAATCCGGAATAAAAAGTGGCAAGCAGGATCGTTGTATGAAGTGTGCTAGGCGCTTCAAGATAAACTTTGTTCAAAAAGGGACAGTGTACGGAACATATACAGTTATTAGTGATCCAATTTTAGACGAAACCAGGAATGGAGAGAAGCACTGTTTTTATCTTTGTAGGTGTACATGTGGAAATGAAAGAAGGCTAAGATCTACCGAAATTAAAAAAGGAAGACGAATAACCTGCCTTGAATGTCACATGAAACTCCAAGCTGTGAACAAGAAAAGAGATAAAAAAGCAGTTATAGGGGAAACGTTTGGAGAGCTTACTGTTATTGGTTATACCTCTACAAAAACCGGGAAAGAAAGCAAAAATTTTCTCATCACTAAATGTTCATGTGGAAAAATAAAAAAAAGATCAAAGCAGAGCCTTGAGGAATACGGAACCTCTATGTGTGTGAACTGTTATAGAGATAGAGTAGGATTAAAAAGAAAGAAAAAAGGTAATGAAATACAGGATCATCGGAACCCCAGTAGCATGGGCCCGACCAAGACTCAGAAGAGGAACCAATAAGTTCTTCGACTCACAAGCAAAACAAAAAGAAGATATTCGTTTGCAGATGACTCTTCTTCGGAAAGAAATAGTAGCCCTCGACGTACCAGTTTCTATCGACATCACCTTTTTTATGCCAATCCCAAAGAGCACATCAAAAAAGAAGCAAAAACTCCTAGAGGGACAACACCACTCAAAGCGTCCTGACCTGGATAATCTCATCAAGCATCTCAATGACTCACTTGAAGGAATTTGCTGGACAGACGATGCAAAGATTGTCGAAGTGACTGCACGTAAGGTATACTCAAGTGAACCGCGTACAGAATTCTCAATAAGAAGGAAGGACGTATATGGCAATCAAGAAGGCTAAAACTAAAAAGCCTACCAAAAAAACAACTAAGCGACGCGTAACTGTCAAGCGTAAAAAAGTCCCAATTGAGCAGGTGCTTGAAGAAGGCTTAGATCACCTGTCACTTCAAAAAAGACCCATCACAATGCGTATGCTTGAAGCAAAAGCCGAACACCTCGTCAAGTGGGCAACCACTAACCAAGACGCACTCTATATTATCGAGTATTACGTAGCTAATGGAGTTTCTGGCTCTATGTGTAAGAGATGGGCAGAAATGTGTCCCAAGTTTAAAGCTGCCATGATGACTGCCAAGCACGCACTATCTGCACGCAAACAAAGAGGTGCATTGTTTAAGAAGATGTCCGAACGAATGGTTCTACCATCTCTGCCATTTTATAGCGAAGACTGGGAGTGGGGAGAAGACTGGAAGAAACTCAAAGAGTGGGATAGTGACCTCAAGGATGATAAAGAGAAACAACCAACCGAGTTTATTATCAAAATGAGCGATCTCGGCAAACCACAGGATGATGATGAGTGAAAAATTTAACATTTTAGAAAGAATATTAAAGGAGGAGGCGTTTCTCTTAGCACTAGGATGCACCCCGGACTTTGAATATAAACTTACAAATAGATATTCGCTTTGTTTTGGACTGATTGTGCGCATTATCCCAGGAGACAACTGGACTCGCGGAAATATAAACCAGAGAAATCTTTACCTGGTAGACAAGTTCGAAGATAAAAAGGCAACTTTGCTTGCCTGCGTAGACAAGGAGCTGCTTAAGGAGATCTTTGCAGACGCTGTATTTGATGACTTTGCTAAAGCTTTTGGTGCGACAAAGGGATTGGGATGAGTAGTGCAACGAAAGGATGGCGCTATGAATAAGAAAAGGGAAAAAGGCCAAAAGTTGACATACCCAAGAGGTTATAAGCAAAGAATGTCTCCAGCAGCATTCGATAGGAGTCATGATCTTTTTAGGTGTACGTGGGGCGTTAACGGGCATGTGCCAACTGAGGTAACAGATAAAGACGTGGAGTTTGCTGCAGAGTATCTCAGAAGAAAGATGTGTGGTGACAGCTGGTCCCGCAGATGCACCATTTTTATGGAGTTTGAGCAGGAGCTGGCTCCAGACATTCTTAAGCTAGGCCAGTTTTTTCACCACGCCATGATTGAGGACACGTATCAGCCTAAAAACTTCTACGGCACGCATAAGTACATTCGGTTTATAGCAAAAGAGAACGTTGATAAATATCATCTCAAGACCAAAGAGGGCGAGACCATCTACAGGATTAAGTGCTTTGCTATAGAAAGAAGTAGGGAAAAAGGAGAGAGAGGTAAGAAGTTCGAGAGCTTTATTAAGAACGGTATTATTCATGAGGGAGCTCCATTTGCAATTCTTCATGCAACAGAGGGCTATCGACATGAGTGACTCATATGGAGTATGTAAATAGCTTAAAGGATTAAAAATGTTCACGGTAAGAGAGATCGTTGAAGGGACATTTATTCTGCCGGATCAACTCGTTAAAGACATCAAGTTTTTTAAGACTAAATTCCAACACAAAAAATTTCGTTATGACTCTGAGCGCCTTCGCGTGAGAGTAGACATTTTGAAGTACTGTGACGTGATATTTAACTGTAGGGAGCTGCTTGAGTTTGAGAAGGCTTGTAATGAGCTGGTCAAGCTATGCAAGAACAAGCACTCCCTTTTCGGTGTCCACTACAGTAACATTTACTACTTCCTTGATACGATGGATAAACTGAGAGACTTCTATGAGATCAACAAATACGCCTGCATTAAAGACAAGCGTATCTCTCATATTATGAGGCTTAAAACGATGCTTTTATGTATGACTGCGTACTTTGAGAAATGGTGCAAATCCAGACCAAAAACACGCATGAATATGAAGCTGGAGGAGGCGCTCAGTGACTTTGAGGATGGAATTTACGACCTGGACTAAGCACTCTATTTGTGGTAAAATTATCACATAGTTAAAATTATCAAGTAGCTAGGAGTTTGCTATGTCAAAGAAGAAGTCTGCCCAAGAGGAATATCTTGAGGTTAGAAAGAAAACTATAGAAAAGCTGATTGAGCTTGTTGAAGACAATGGTGGAGACATGAGCTGTCTGTTTGATTACAGTGCTTGTGGTGACATTATTGAGGAGCTTGGCAAGGCGATCGACAAGAAGACTGAAGAGAATGCCGGCGGTAGCTTGTTAATGGAGAACGTTACCGTTATGACCATGCGCAAAGAGTCAAAGAATGATCCTGAAAGTCGGGATGCTGAGATTGGTTATATATTCATTCAGTTTCCCAAAGAGAGAAATGTTTTGACCGGCTTGATGGGTTGCAAAGAAATGCGCATTCCTATTTATGAACGCTTTAAGTTCAATAAGGAGCTTGATCATGCTATCGAAATGGCCGACGACAACGACATATACATTATATATCAAAAGCCACCTGCAAAAACTGACAAAGAGGATTTAGCTGCTCGCAATCAGCATGAGCTTTGCTTTTGTATCAGGAAAGATGGCAAGTTTCAGGTGAATGGATGACCGAGAATAGAAATTTAAAGAGAGAAATATGGACACAGAAAAGTTAAAGAAATTACAAAAAGACTCTCAGATAAAAAATCTTCTGCTTGAGGAGTCTATTGACCGCATGTCAGATTTGCTTCACAAGAAGGGCAAGGTTGATCTGGAAACGTTGGACATTCTGATTGCCAGAAACAGGCTGGAGAAAGAAGATGTGTTGCGTATAATGCGAATTTTATGTGGCGACAAGACAAAAGTGAAGCAAGATAAGGCGTTTGAGAAAGAGTTTGCAAACAAGGAGAAAGCTATTCAGGACCGGTTCATTAAGAATCGTGACGCTGCCTCTGAGTTGAAATTGCAGCTAGACAATAACGTGCGGCTTCGCAATACAATAGAAAAAGAGCGCAATGATTTGGTGAGACAAATTATTAAGATTGGGCAAATTGGGCAAGAGGAGAGCAATGGAAAACAAAGTCCTCAAAAAGGAAAAACAAGACCTCAAAGAAAGAGTAAAAAAGGTAGTAAGTGAGAATGAGGAGGGTGACAAGCAAGAGCTTATCGACAGCCTCATTGGTTCCGAGCCACTCGTTGAGCCTTGCAAGGAGGATTACGATTCGACGTCGATTATTCGTGAAGAGATGGCAGAAATAGCGGGTTACCGAGTTTTCCTGTTGAAAGAAATTCTTTCTTTGGAGAAGGATATGACGCGAATTTTAAGCAAGATCCGTCAGAACAGGCACGATATTTGCCAATATCTAATTGATTATGAGATTGAGCCGCAGAAGGTTAGCCATGATGTTGCACAAGAGTTGACACTCAAGCAGGTTGAGTTAGACAAGATCGTTTTTGCTCGGCAAAAGCGTATCGACAAGATTCAAGACAAGGCAGATGAGTATCGAATACACTACTCGCATTTAGTTTCAATTTTAAGCAGCTTTTTGGATGCAGAATACTTAGAGAAAAAGGAGCGTAAAGATGGCTGATAGCAAAGAAATGGTTAAGAAGAAGGCGATTGAGTCAATGGAGGCGCTCATTGCTAAGGCAGAAGAAGTGGTGGAATCGCATAAGGATGCAGAGGTAAAGTATAGAGATTTTCATGCGTTGTCACAGAAGATGTATGAATGTGGATTAGAGTCTTACAAGAGGATGTTAGTCAGCCTTAAGACTGGGGATGAGAGCGATTTCAGGGTGTGGATTGACCTTAACAATAAGGTTAAAAATTTAAATGAAGATGTTAACAATGCTCAGAGGAAACTTAGGAGCTATGATCTTAGGCTTGACGCACTTTTAAATGAACTTCAGGATCTTGCTATGACGGGAAGGGCTGACACTATGCGCTTCATCGAAAATTACACAGATCTGTTAGGAGGTCAAAAAGATGGATGAAGATAAAAGGTTGCTTGGGCCTTCTGATGGGTGGCCCTCTAGAAGGCTATTAGAGTTTATGCATGGCAAAGCTTACTGTGACCAATACCCAGACATCGATGATCTATGTGCTGCTCTGAAGAAAAAGGCTGCTGAGCAAGAGGAGGCCGATAAGAAGCGCATGAGTGATCCGGAAAGTATTGGGATGATGCGTATGAAGTTTGAATTTGATTATCGAACTGAGAAAGAGGCTGAGCAGATGCTTGATAAAGTACGGAACTTTGAGCGCATACATAAGCTCGAGGTTTCAAACTCTCTTGGCTGGCATAAAATGATCAACGATATGGACAAGGATGATCAAAAATAATTTCTCGTTGCTATAGTAAAGAGGTGATAAATAAGAAATGAACCTCTAAAAAAAGGGCGAGTAATGGACTATATAGCGCTTCTCTGTTGCGTTCTAGGATTTTTTTGCATTTATAAAATTTACATGATGGCTATTGCACTTGTATCTGCGATCAGGGAGCTTGTTGGGGTCCAGGAGGTTATTGTTACGAAGGTTGATAGAGTTTCGGCAGTACTTGATGATTTGCCGCGAACGGTTAAGAGAATTAGAGATAGGGAAAAGAAAAATGAAAAAGATATTAAAAGTTGATCCGTCGGAACGGAGAGCTCATTGGCCGCCGAAGGGTAAGATCGAAAAAAATACCGTATGGGACAACGTTGGTGGGGACGGGCTCGTCTACTGCTTCAAGGGGTACGACGAAGAGGGTATGGAGCTCTGGGAGTATGAAGCCGGAATAGAGTCGGCATCTGATCTTAGTCCTGAAGTCCTGCTAGAATTTAGCAAGAAGCTGTTATATAGCCCGCCTAAGACTAAAGATGAATTAGTAGAATGCGACTATTGGAAATGTGTTTCTGAGGACGAAGAGGAGCAACTGAAGTGCTATAGGGAAGTATTGAGCAAAACTTTGCTTAATGTACAAGATGCAAGAGATAATTTGCTCAAGGCACGTCAGGCGCGCAATGAAGTTTTGTCCGAGGTTCGCGACATTGATAGTGTCATCACTTCTGATTTGATGGATATGCCGAACTGGATAGAAGAGCTTTTAAGGGATGGTGTACGAGATAAGCGCGCTTTTAGGGAGTTCATGGGTCCTGTATCAAGAAATAAGCGCAAGGGAAACATCGAAAACTCAGAGAAGCACTTGGATAAACTGAAGCAGCGTTTAGAGCGCGCAGAGAATGCTGTTGTCTACACTAACAATAAGTTTGAAGATGCCCTCGAATTATTTGACCTGAGGCTTGCTAACTGGGAATCACTTTGCTCTGAAACAGAGGATGAGAAGAAGGTTCTTGATGCTGCCTATGTTGTTATAGAGGAAAGACGCAAGGATAGAGAAGAGCTAAATAAAGACGGCCTATTGCGCTTTAATCGTTTTGATGGATATAATCGCAAGTTATTGGCGGAAAAAGCAAAAGAGCTGCTTGGTACAGAGCAAAAGTGGGATTACTCAGACGAGCAAGAGGACTGATGCGATGAGTGAAGAAGTCTCGACGCAAACTGATGTTGATTATGAATATGGTGGCGGCAAAGTGAGGTTGTACAAAAAGATCGTTATTGAGATCGCAGGGAACCCTCCTGGAATGCATTTTCCATCCTGGATGAACATTCATCATGGTGAAGAGATTCCTTGTCTTACCAAAGAGGATTATGATCTTTGCTACAAGTTGCTTTTGGATTTTAAGAATACGCCAGACTCCGAGGTTTTAAGAAAAGATCGAATGCGTAAGTTGTTTCGTGAGTGTGCTGACACGGTAAGGGAAAAGGCTCAGGCTGCAGCAAGTATGAGGAAAAAATATGGGACCGATTGAGGCCTTTTTGTTAGGTGTAATGCTTACTGCTGGTATTAATGGAATAGGCATAAAATATATAAAAGACCAACATGCAAAAGAAAAAGCTACGCTTGTAGCGAAATTGCATGGAGGCGGAAAAAAACCAAATAATTGTGTTAAAACTGTGCATGAGTCTGTCAAGGAAGGGTCGTTTACTATGCAGCAGGGCGCTGCTCACATTCAGGTAAACACTAATAAGGACGCAAAGACTCGTGTTAGGGTTGAGAAAGACGGGAATTCTCAGCGCGTAACAATAAATAGCGGCAACACGACGAGGCTTTAACTAAAAAAGGGAGAGGCAGTGAGCATAAAATCAATCCGGAACTCTATCATTCTCTTAGCTACAGCTGTTGGAGGGGCCCTTTTCGGCCCCTCCTTGCTGGAGAAGCGACAGAGACATGTTGATCCAATTAAGATCCAAATGGAAATAGAGGGAAGGCTCGATGTTATTCGTCAGTATATGGACCAGAAGTATGGCGAAGGGTTCTTTGACGAGCAGGTGATGAGGCATAGTAGCAAGAGACAGGTGTTAGAGTTAACTAAAGGACAAGAAAATGGAAATGGATAAGCTTGCTCAAGAAGAGTTCATGGAGTATCAGTGATGCTAACAGGTTTATGCTTTTGCGGGAAAAGCAGGCAGTCGGAAACTGGCCATCTTGTAATGTGTGATGAGTGCATTGAAAAGCTTAACGGGATGTGGAAAGAGTTTCTTAAGGAAGTAAAAGTTCTTGGTGATGCCCGCTTGATGAAAACATTTGCAGATGGAATTGTTCGTCACTTGCTGCCGCCAGGATCGATGCCGATAGTAGATGTCTTTGCTTTTGATGAGCCTAGGATTCTAAAGGTTCAGTTTGATAATGCCAATCGTGATGATATAAAGTACGCGAGAGCTCTTGCTGATAAGTGGGATCATCTAATGAAAGAAGTATTCGGCCAAGACGTTGAGTTAGTGTGTTTAGTGTCTATGGCTCCCAGGGAGAACGTTCAAGATGAGTAAGTAGAAAGTTAAGCGGGTAGGTGATGCAAAAAAAAGAAGTAGCTCTTGATCAATTTCGGCCACGAGGCTATCAAAGGTGCATGTTTGACTCGTTAGAGAATAAGAACTTCAAGCGTGTCATGGCAATCTGGCCTCGAAGAAGCGGCAAGGACATGTGCGCTTGGAATCTTTGTATTAGAGAATTAGTTCGGTCTGTTAAGACCATTTATTATGTGTTCCCGACATTTGCTTCTGGTAGACGTATTTTGTGGGATGCAATTACAAATCACGGTGTTAGGATTCTTGACTATCTGCCACGAGAGCTTGTTGATTCCCGAAATGAACAGCTCATGCGGATCAAATTAAAGAACGGTTCTGTTTTTCAGATAATTGGCTCAGATTCGTATGACAATACCCTTGTTGGGACAAACCCAAAAGGTGTTGTGTTCTCTGAGTTTGCGCTCAGCGACCCAAACGCGTACTCATTTATAAGGCCAATTCTTTCGGCTAATAACGGGTGGGTGCTTTTGGTGTCTACTCCCCGGGGCAAGAACTTCATGTACGACATGTATAATGTAGCGCTCCAGAGTTACGATGATTGGTTTGTGTCGAAGTTGACTGTTGATGATACCAAGCACATCTCGCTTGATGCGATCATGAAGGAGATTGAGCTTGGGGAGATCTCAGAAGATCTGGCGCAACAGGAGTACTGGACGTCGTTTGATATGGGTGTTGAGGGAGGCTATTACACGAAATATGTGGATAAGGCTCGACTCGAAGGTCGAATTGGCCCTGTGCCATGGCAGCCTCAACTTCCTGTTCACACTGCGTGGGATCTCGGTAGTGAAGACATGACTTCTATTATCTTTTTCCAGTTAGTTGGTCAGGCAATTCATGTAATAGATTTCTATGAGAATAACAAGGAAGGGATGACCTATTATTGCGATGTTATTAAGAGCAAGCCTTACCATTATGGGACTCATATTGGCCCTCATGATATTAAAAACTTTGAAATGAGTTCCAGTTCTTCGAGGTTAATTACGGCACACAACCTTGGAGTGATATTTGAGGTAGCTTCTAGGAAAGTTGGGCTCATGGATGGAATAGAGCTTGTTCGCACCACATTGCCTCGCGTCTGGATTGATGAGGTTAAATGCAAGCAGTTCGTTAAGGCTCTTGAAAATTATAGACAGGAATGGGATAACAAGAAGAAGGTGTATAAAACGAAGCCACTTCGAAACCAGTACACTCACGCAGCAGACGCAATGCGTTACCTCGCGGTGCACTTGCCGTTTATCGGGAAGGATTTGACACCTGAGGAGATCGAAAACCTGCGCCAAGAGGCTGTATACGGCAACAGAGTTGCGCTTCCAGGGGTGTTTCAATAAATAGAGTTTTGTGTTAAAATTAACACAGGTGATTGTTTAATCTTTTTACTGAAAGGATGGCCAGTGGTTAACAAAATCGCAGTCATTTTGATGTGGTGTTCTCCTCTTGTTTCTCTCATTGCTTTTGCGTGCGTGTTTCATTATGCAAAAGATGCATTTGATACGCTTACGAGCAAGTTTAGGATACTTGAGAATCGTATATTTAAGATGGGCTCTGATGCATTAGAGGCACATGGTAAGATCCATCGCCTTGAAGAGGCTGTCGATGAATTGAAAAACGCATCCAAGAAGAATCCTAAGGAAGAGAAAAAGAAAGAAGAGGTAAAAGAGGAAGAAAAGAAGGCCACCGAGTTCATTATTAATACAAAGCAGTATGGAAAAAGTGATCACAAGAAAAGCAAGAAAGGTAAGCATGGAAAATAAGTTTCAGCCTCTCTATGACAAAGTACTTGTTAAAGTTGAGAAAGAAAAGATTACTGAAGGCGGTATTGTTTTAGCTGATGTAGCAGATAAGGATTTAAAGGGTGGCACGGTTGTTGCTATTGGACAGGGACATCTTTTGGAAACAGGTAAGCTGTGTCCCTTGCAAGTTAAAGTTGGTCAAACCGTCTACTTTGGTAAGTTAGCGGGATCAGAGTGGGGTGAAGACCTTCTTGTAATGCGTGAGATGGACATCATGGGATTTGAGTCCTCAGAATGATTACGGCACTTGTTCTGTTTTCTATTTTAGCCTTTGTTTGCTTTGGTTTTCTTAAGGCTATCAGGCAAAAGTTTTCCGAGCAGAAGGCTAAAATAGATGAGATTTCCCAGAAGCTTGAGGCTCACTCGGTTACTATTTCAGCAATCTATAAAGCGAGGGGCGCGCTTCCAGAGCAAGTCGACACAAAAATTAATGCAGAAATAGTAGATTTAAGCAGAAAAGCAGATATTGAGCTCAGAAAGAATGCGGAGATGTTTCGAGTTATTGACGAGAGACTAAAGAGGTTGGAGCGGAAAGGGTAAAAAGTGAAGTTTTCAGATTATATGATGATTAAAGAGGCTGCTAGCTTTTTGGGTGTGACAGGAAACACTCTTAGAAATTGGCAGTCGGCAGGCAAGATAAAGGTCTATTTACATCCGATTAATAACTATCGTTTGTATAAGAGAGAGGATCTTGAAGAGCTTTTAAAAATGCTTAAAATTAAAGGAAAGCCGGAAGTTATTGTTGACGAGAGGCATTGGTCTGAAAAGGACGAATGTATAACGCTTGAAGATAGGCTTGGGAAACTGGAGTATCTCCATGAATGTGTCTCAAAGTGCGGAGTTGGCCCGATTTTCAATTCAGTAACTGACCTTGAAAAAAGAGTCTCGAATCTTGAGAAGATGGTTTACGATATATTGAAGCGGTTAAATAAATAAACTTCTTGCGGCATATATTTCTTAGGCGTACGATTATTTTAGTAGTAATCGTTTAACTAAGGAGGCCGTATGGGTGCACTCGCAAGCCGTAATCAGGTAAGTCTTACTGATGTGTTAGAGTCGACAATGGACATTCTAAGAAAGCTCCATGTTGTTCACGAGAAAACAGCTTTTGAGGAACTTCTGGAATCCAAGTTGCCTGGTTCTGATATTACAGTTGCAAACCTTGTTAATAATTTATTTGAGATCGTTAAGCCTGTTATTGCAGAAGCTCGCAAAAGATTTCCAGCTTTGTTCGCAGTGATAGATTGGGCACAAGAAATTGTTAGAAAGCTTCTCAAACACTAGGTTCGTTAGCTCCTTTCCTATGTGTAGAGATGATGTTGTTTTCCCAGAGGGCTATGTCCTCTGGGATTTTATTTGAGTGCTTGGTCATTTTTTTATTGTGATTGTTATAGTGAGCTTTGACATTCATAAGATATAATTTTTGTCCCATAAAAAGGGGAGATGATAATGGCGACGCTTTTTTCCAACAAAGGATCTCGGCTATACACAGAAAAAGATAGAGACATTCAAGAGCGCATGCAGGAATTCTATAAGAATAGTCTTTCTGTTAACGAGTCTTTTTGGAATGAAGCGGACACTGATACGCGCTTTGAGGCAGGCGACCAGAATGTTTTCTATGAGAATTATGGCCTCGAGCCGATCAATAACCGTACAATTTTTAGCTTTAACAAGATTCGGCGCATAACCAGTACTATTTCTGGATTCCAGCGACGCAATAGAAAATCAACCATCGTTATTCCGGTAGAAAATGCGGATCAAAAAACTGCGGATCAATTTTCAAAAATACTTTCCTGGTGTAACAGGCGAGAAGCTGTTCTTGATACTATTTCAGAGGCGTTCCATGGCGCTATTGTTACGGGCCTTAATTTACTTCATGTCTGGAACGACTACAGAGATGACCCTATTAGTGGCGATATTAAAGTGGATAATTGCGCTTATAACTCCTTCCTGATAGATCCGTATTTTAGAAAAAGAGATCTTTCAGATTGTAATGGTATCTGGCGCAGGTCGTATCTGACAAAGCGGGAGATACTCTCGATCTTGCCGAAGTATAGAAAAGAGCTTATGGATGATCATGGTTTTGAAAAAGGGGATGACGAAAAATTTTACTTGATGCCAGAGCATTTCAACTTCGACAAAGGCACACTTCTTCCATATGACGAATATTATTACCGCGCATATCGCTCACAAAAGATGGTAGTTGATACGCAAACAGGCGAGTCGATGGAGTGGAAGGGCAAAGACGATAGCGACTTAAAGCAATTTCTTCAGTTTTTCCCACAAACGACTGTCGTTCAACAGGAAGTTCAGACAGTTAAGATGGCGATTGTTGTCGATGGAAAGGTTATGTATGACGGACCTAATAATCTTGGCATTGATATGTATCCATTCGTTCCTGTTTTTGGGCATTACAATCCGCAATTATCTGATTACTCGCTAAGGATCCAAGGTGTTGTTCGTGCTCTTCGTGATCCACAATATCTCTATAATAGAACAAAAGTAATCGAGCTGGACATTCTTGAGTCCCGTGCAAATACAGGTTGGATTGCAAAAGCAAACTCGCTGATTGACCCGAAAGAGCTAATGAAGACGGGCCAAGGTCGTACAATTTTGCTCAAAAGCACAGCTGAAATGTCAGATGTGCATCCAATTCCAACACAGGATATTCCTGCAGGATTCTTTCAGGTTTCTAGTGGGCTGAACCAGGAAATTATTGATATTCCAGGTGCCAATGAAGAGTTGCTTGGATCTGCTACAGATGAAAAAGCTGGTGTATTAGCTATGCTCCGTCAAGGTGCTGGGCTGACGACGATGCAGCCTTTATTCGACCAGCTTGATTCATCACAAAAACTTTTAGGTAAGATTCAGATTCAAGTGATACAGAATAATTTTACGCCGGGTAAAGTGAAAAGGATTATTGAAGATGAGCCGACACCGCAATTTTATAATAAGGCGTTTGGCAAATATGATGCAGGGGTTGAAGAGGGGGTTGACTCAACTACTCAGCGCCAGAACGGATTCGCTCAACTTATTGAACTTAGAGAGCGAGGGGTGCCGATCCCAAATGAAGCCCTTCTTGAAGCGTCTACAATTCAAAATAAAACAGACCTTATCGAGACGATAAAACAAAGCACCGAGCAAAAGCAGCAAATTGAACAATTGCAATTGCGTTTGGCGCTCAGAGAACAAGAAGCAAGAGCGAACTTGGCAGATTCAAGGGCGTTTGCGGATAGAGGCCTTGGGATTGAAAGGATCAGTAGGGTTGAAGAGAACCAAGAGCAAGCAATTGAGAACCGTACAGAGGCTCAGACAAACAGAACACAAAGCCTACTCAATATTGTAAAAGCAATTCAAGAATTGGAGTCTGCAGATATTGCACAGATCCAACAATTGCTAACAATAGATGGGCTCGTTAAATCTAATGTGGAACCGGTTGAAGATGCGCCGGTTCCAGTAAACCCTATTGCTACAAGTTTATTACAATCTAATTTCGATACACCAATTAGTAACATAAACAAAATATAGGTGCTTATGGTGAAGCAAAAACAAGAGCAAACGTTTGGTCAGAAGTACTTTAAGATCAAGCAAACTATAATAGATGGCGTTGATTATAAAGAAGCTTCTCAAGCGTCAAAAAAACAGTATGTAAAAGGATTTATGCGAGCGGTTGAGCGGGGAGCGGCGCAATTTTCAGGGAACTTTTTCATAGAAGTGCTTTTGAAGGAGGAACCGCTCTTTGGTAATACACCTCGGAGATACTTTATCCCTAAAGAAGCCTGTCCACGTGGCCATACAAATCAGGCAGTTTATCTGATAGATCAAGCAAAAGAAGAAGCTGATCTCTGGTGGAGTATTCCCAATATGCGTGATTGCATATGGTATTTAACCAATCCAGAAGCCCAGTTTTTAGATAATATTGGCAAATATGAAATAAGTAAGAACGTCCATGCTTTTTATAGTCTAGAGGTAGACGATAAAGCTGATGCGTATAACAAAAAGATTACAAAATCGACCCTGCGTTCTGACTTTAATCCAGCAGATTGGGATGACGGGGATCTTATAATACACAACGAAGATGATGACATTTTTATTTCAAAACGAGAGAAGGGTTTAAATGGAAACAGAGCAAGAAACAGTAGTTGAAAACGTAGAGCAGGTCCAAGAGGTTGTTCCACAGCAGGAAGCAGCTGTTGCTCAAGCAGAAGTTCAACCTGAAGCTGTTCCAGAACAACAGGCAGCGGGAGAACAAAGTGTTCAGAATGTTCGCTTTGAGACACTCCGAGAGGCACGCCAAAAGGCTGAGCAGGAGCGCGATAATCTTAGAAGGCAATTAGAATATCTGCAGATGCAGCAGCAAGTTGGGCAGCAGCCTCAGGCTCAGCAGGCACAGCAGCAATTCCAGATTGGTGATAACGATTATGTCCAGGGCGTCCATTTGAAAAAGCAGTTTGAGGCGATGGAAGCTAAGCAGCAGCGGCACCTTGATGAGCTTAAAGAAAGAACAATTAACGCAAGTATAGCGGTAGAGTGCCCTGATTACGATAAAGTTGTTACGCCAGAAAACTTAGCAGTTTTAGAAAAAGCGTATCCACAAGTTGCAGCAACATTGAATGCCTCAACTGACAAATACAATAACAGGAAAACTGCGTATACTTTGATGAAGAACCTTGGCATTGCGAGTAGCCAGTCACATGATAAGGCAGTTGCTCAAGCCAAGGTAAACTCGCAGGCTCCACTTCCTTCTACAAGTGTTAAGCAGCAGCAGGGAGGCGGTGGCCCAATAAGCCATCTGAACTCGTTTGCAGATAGTTCTGCTCCAGAGTCCCGAGAACTTACATACCAGCAGATGCTCAAGGATGCTGGCAGAGGCTAGATTCATTACTCTCCTTTCGCCCACTACGGTGAGCTGCAAACTTTCTGTAGTGGGTGTTGTATATTATTTTTTTTTACTATAGTAAGAATGCGTATAACGGGCGTCGCACACCCAGGCGTAGAACTGGTCTCGCCAACCATTATTTCTTATCGGCGTAGAATTGGCCTCGCCACCCAGCGTATATTGGGCCCTCGCAAGCCTACAGATTTCTCAATCTGTCTTAAGTGTTATTGATTAAACTTAAGGATATATAATGCCTATAACCACAACTAGTATCCTCGCCCCTCAGGTGCAAATAGAGTTCGACAAGCGAATTCTGGCTACACCTTTTGCGGAGTATATCCACAGGATGGGTGCGGATGAATATAGCCTCGGGGCAAATAATGGTGACACCAAAAGGTTGACCCGTTATGACGAAATTGATTCCGCGTTAGCTCCGTTGGAAAGTACAGGTGTGACTCCTCCAGCAGACTTGCTGACAGGTGTTAACATCGACGCGAAGATCGACTACTACGGAACATGGATTGAGCTGAACGAACAAGTTACACTCCAGCGTTCTGATCGCGTATTGAACAATGCTGCAATTCAGCTTGGAAACACCCTTCGTAAGACTGAAGACGAGCTTACAAGAAACATGTTCCAGGCAACTGCTGCTGTTCTTAACTGCGTTGCTGGTGTTAATGGCGATACACCGACAGAGCTTACTGCAAGTGATGTCGATGACGTTGTTACACTCCTTCGTGGTGCGAATGCGAAAATGTTTACTAAAGATATTGAAGGCAAAGACAAGTTTGGGACTGCCCCAATTGCCGCATCTTACATGGTCATGGCGCATACTGACTTGATCAAATCCATGAGGAACGTTCAAGGCTTTGTGCACAGATCACAGTATCCAGATCGCTCAAGCATCATGCAGGCTGAAGAAGGCAATATTGGTGATCTTCGATTCATGATCTCTTCGATCGGATCGAAAGAACTAGGAGCCTCAAAGCTTAATGCAAACTTGTATAACATGTTCTGCTCGGCTAAAAACTCTGTAGGAAGAATTAAGCAAGACCAATACGGTTCTCGCTTTATCGTTCATCCTCCACGTTTGAATGGCCCAATGGAACTGAACAGTACAGCTGCATTCAAGATGTCCTTTGTTGCACGTATTTTGAACGACAGGCATGTTTACAACCTGCGTTGCACAATCTAAGAAAGGAACATTATGGCTGACAATACAAAAATCCTATCGGGAAGCTTTGTTGGATCTGGCGTTGCTGAGAAGATTGTTCTTCGTGGTGGCGTCGACTGGATCAAAACATGGAACTACACCGTAACAGCAGCTGGTGGTGCTGGCACAGGTGTTCAGTTCATGTGGAGACGAGGAATGACTCAGGATTATGCGTTCGAGTGGCAAAAGCTCGCAGCGGATGATTCCATTACTCAGGTTATTGCTACTTCAGGTGGCTTTACCTATATCGACAGCACAGATCCAAATAAGCTCGGTGCACTAAACTCAACAATCACCGCTATCTCCGCAGCAGCGATTCCTATCGTTTCTGCGACATCGACAGCGACATTGATTGCTGGGGATATTGTTAAGATTCTTGATGTAACTGGCGCACAACAGTTTGGTGGTATTGATTTCCAAATTGATACCGTTATAGCAAACACGAGTTTCCGACTTGTGTATGCTCCGCAAATTGTTGCTGGTACAACAGGATCATTCCGACCAGTTGACCTTCCAAAAGAGTTTTATCCAAAATGGAGATATATCTCCAAGATAACTGCTGCTAACCCTGCGGTTATTACAACGACAGTGGACCACGGATACGTTGCTGGGCAACTTATTCGCTTGCGTGTGCCGTCCGAGTTTGGAATGACTCAAATGGATAACTTGGTTGGAACAGTTGTTTCTGTAACCGACTCAACAATCACAACTGATATTAATTCGTCTGCATTCACCGCATTCGCATGGCCACTTACAGCAGCAGGAGCATTCACTCCAGCTCAGGTCATTCCGTTCGGTGAGTCAAGCAGCAATACCTATATTGGTTTGACTGACGACGCTACAGATAACCGTGGAGAAATCTATATGTCGCTTGCAGCAGGTACTGATAGCCCTGCCGGAGCGCTTAACGATGTAATCTACTGGGAAGCTGGTAAGAACTTTAGTGATACCAACGAGTAGCATTATCTATGAGGGGGAGCAATCCCCCTCTTTAAAGCAGGAGCAGATATGCCAAAGAAGAAATTAGATCCAGCATCAATTAAAACAGTTAAGGCTGAGTTAGCACCCGTAGCACAAGATGTACAAAAAACAGGGCAACTTCCGGCAGTTGATGCACAAAAATCAGGGATACCAAGAGAAATTACTATTACCCCTGAGGAAATGCATTTCATTGAGCAGTTCCGTAAACGTAATGCGGAAGCAGACAGAGCAGAGTATCTCAAGTCTGTAGCAAAGCTCGAGAAAAAAAGAATGCAAGACGAAGCTGACAGAAAACAAATGGAAATAGATAGACAGCTTGTAAAAGGTAAGTTTGTATTCCATGAGGTAAGAGGTGGGACTCTTCCGGTTACACACAGAAAGTGGGCGCCTCTAGGGATATTTGAAAAAGAACTTAAAGACGGTCATGAGTATGAAATTCCTCTTTATGTAGCAGAGTTCTTGAATAACGGCGGCAGATGGCCTGTCCACGAAAACCACGTTGATGAGAACGGCAAGAAGACCTGTCGGATCGGAACTCATGTAGACCGATATAATTTTTACCCTGTTTCGTTTGTTGACACTTCAAGGCCTGAAATGCAAAAAGCTTTTGCGCCAAACAAGAACTTAGTCACAAGCGTTACGAGGGCTTTCTAGTAATAAATAAAGGAGAGTAGTCAGATGGCAGACGCAACTCTGAGCGCGATTATCTTAAAAGTGAGAAGGCTTACACATAGTCAATCTCCTCAGCAAATATCGGATGACGATATCAAAGAGTACGTAAACACGTTTATCCTCTATGATATACCGCCTCAATTAAGGCTGTTTACGCTCAGAAAAACGCTTACCTTCTATACTCAACCTAATATAGATACCTATGAGAGCAACTCTATAGTTGGCGATCCTCTCGAGGACTTTAAAGACAAGTATAATGGCGTTTACGATCCGGTTTACGTTGCTGGTTACCGGGTAGCTCTTTCTCAATCAGAAAGAGAGTTCTACGATTTGTATCCCTTTACCAACACTATTACCACAGAATCTACTGGCGATGGAATTACAACTACGGTTATTGGAACACTCGGAACTGTTCCGGTTTTAAGGAACCACGTTGTATTCAATTCAAAAGATGCGAGTGGCAACGGCATGGAAGTTCATGACGACGGGCTCGGTGCATTTGATGGTGATGGCGTCGGAACTATTGATTATGTGACTGGTGATGTTACAATCACCTGGACTAACCCCCCAGGGGCGGGCGAAGATATCAACAGTATTGTCCGTCCCTACACTGCAAATCGTCCAAACGCTCTCCTTTATTTCAACAACAAGATGATTTTGAGGCCAGTTCCAGATCAGGTATATCCAATTCAGATTGAGGTTGATGCAAGACCAACAGAGCTGATATTAACGAGTGATATTCCTGACCTTGAACAGTGGTGGCAATATATTGCATACGGAGCTGCCAAGAAGGTATTTGAAGATAGATCAAATCATGAGGGTGTTGCAGGGCTAATGCCTGAGTTTCAGCGACAAGAAGATGCGATCTTGTATAGAACTCTCGCAATCATGGCGAAAGAAAGAACTGCGACAATCTATTCTCAGGGGTATAAAGGCGGATACAGATATAGAAACGGAGCTTGGTAATGGCGTACACGACAAACATCCCAAAGTCAGGAGATATTCCTGCACAATCAAGATCACTTATAGAAACAAATTTTAATACAATCGACACTGTTCTTGCTATTAACCATGTTGGCTACAATGCAACTGGTCAGGGCAAGCACACGAAGATACAGATGCCAGAAGAATCAGCTGATCCTACAACCCTTGTAGACGAAGGTGCTATCTACACAAAGCAAGGCTCAGTAACAGCTGAAGCAGAACTTTGCTATAGAAGAGAGGACTCTGGGGGCGCTGGCGGACAAGTCATAGAAATGACTGCGTACCAGGCTGTTTCTGCAACTAATGGTTGGACTATTTTGCCATCTGGGTTGCTTGTTAAGTGGGGATTGACTTCTGACTTTAGCCAGGACGATGGAGCGTCAACCTTTACATGGCCAACAGCTGCTAGTGAGCCTGAGTTCGGTGTCTGTTATAACGTGCAGGTTACGCCTCAATACAATAATACAACTAAGGGGTATGTACAGCTTTCTAGGATAGTTATTTTTAATACTACAACTGTTCAGGTTCAGCATACATTTACAAATTCTACAACAGCAAAATATCGCTCATATATCTATGCAATAGGAACCAGGAAACCGTAAGGAGTTGCAATGCCTAGACTTGATCAATTTCTTATAGCGCCACTTACGGAAGGTTTTAGGACTGACATTAGGCCTTGGTTGTTGCCTGAAGAAGCCTTTGCAAAGCTGCAAAATGCTTATGTATGGCGTGGAAGACTGCGCAAGCGATTCGGATCTAAGTACCTTGTTGGATCTATCGGTGTGACGGCAGGGTTCGAGCAGCTCAACTCTCGGTTGCGAATCAATATTGGAACAACGGATGCTGGAACAGGTAATTTCGCCACAAATGTGCCGGGAATTGTCTGGGAGGTTGGGCAAGCATTTTCCATTGAAGGAGAGATGTTTACCGTTGAAGAGGCTGGTGTAGCAAAAACAATGTTGACCACAGGATCGACAGTTGCCACCTATGATACGACAACCGGTGCGGTTTCTTTTACTGCTGCAGCGAAAAATAAGGCTGTTTACTTCTATCCTGCAACTCCTGTTATGGGATTTGTTAACTATGAAGACCCCGCAATTAACAAAGAGCCAACATATGCATTTGATACCCAGTTTGCATATAGATATATAAGTGGTGGCTGGGAGCGGCTTGGCACTGTTGCCTGGACAGGTACCAACTCTAACTTCTTTTGGGGAGAGAACTTCCGCGGCTCAAAGATGTCAGATACAGTTCTATTTGTAACGAATAACACAACTACAGATAATATCAGGTATTGGGATGGTGCAACATGGACCGTCTTTACACCGCAATATACAACTACGGCTACAGATACTATTGAAGGTTGCAGGCTGATTATTTCCTTTAAAGATAGGCTTTTATTTTTAAATACTTATGAATCTATTGGCGGGGCAGCTGCGGTTAACTACCCAAATAGGGTACGTTACTCTGTTAACGGATCTCCGCTGGTTGCAGCTACATCGTGGCTTGAAGCTCCTCAGACTCCTGGTAAAGGTGGCTGGATAGATGCTCCTACAAAAGAGGCAATAGTTTCAGCAAAAATATTGAGGGATCGTCTTGTTGTATTCTTTGAGCGCAGCACATGGGAGCTTGTCTATACTGGAAACAAAGTTATTCCTTTTGTGTTTCAACGCATTAATTCGGAACTTGGCGCCGAGTCAACGTTCTCAACTGTTCTGTTTGATAAAGTATTGCTTGGGGTTGGAAACGTTGGTATCCATGCCTGTTCCGGCTCAAGTGTTGAGCGAATCGACCAAAAGATCCCGGACGAAGTGTTCGAGTTTCATAATGGAAACGAGGGCATAGAGCGAATATTTGGCATACGGGACTATACCACAGAGATGGTCTATTGGACGCTTCCTGACGCAGATGAAAACCCAATTTATCCAACACGAGTACTCGCCTATAACTACAAGAATCAAACGTGGTCTATTAATGACGACTCAATAACAGCACTTGGCTACATCCAAAACCTCAATGATATTACCTGGGCAGACGTTACCTGGACCTGGGATGAGTGGCTTGATTCATGGGGCAGTGGTGGCAACCAATCCGAGCACAGAAAAGTTATTGCTGGTAACCAAGAAGGCTATACATTCTTGATAGAAGCCGGAACTCCTCGCAACGTTGGCGGCTTGCAAATAACCCAGATCGAAGTGCCGGTCAGTGGAGATTTAACAATCACTGCAATAAATCACAATCTCCAGGTTGGAGATTTTGTGCTAATAGAAAATGTTAACGGGACCGGTGGCGTAGATGGCATTTTCCAGGTTCAGACAATTGTATCTGTAAATGAGTTCACCATTACTGCACCTGACTACGATTCTGTGGCATACACAGGTGGTGGTACTGTTGCACGCGTTAGCAGGATTGATATTGAAACCAAAGAATATAACTTCTACCAAAAGCAGGGCCTGAATGTTTTTATTCCTAAGATTGGATTCTATGTTGATAGAACTGCTAATGGGCAAATATCGGTCGATTATAGTACGTCCTCGTCCTCTTTAGGGCTGACTGAGCAGGGAACTGCTTCCGGTGCTTTGCTTGGAACCAATATTCTTGAGACGCATCCATATGTAGATTCCTTAGGCAATCTAATAGAGCCTTATGAAGCTACACAAGATAGATTCTGGCATTTCATGTATCCTAATGCTGAGGGCGAAGTGATTCAGATGCATATTTATTTGAATGACACGCAAATGCTAGATTATCAGATTGCATTAAGTGATTTTAACCTGAACGCTATGAGTATATTCTCAAAGCCTGTTCACAGAGCTTAGACTTTTTCCTTCACATGTGGGCGCTTCTTATGGGGCGCCTATTTACTCTTTTATGTATTCAATTACTACATCACAAGCATAGGCAGATTGATCTTTGCCAACTGTTATGTTGATGTATGTAGCGTCTATCCAGAACTCGATTACCTCAGCTGCTGTTGTTGATGCATAAGGCAATGGCTTGTATGAGCCAAGAGCGGGATCGTTTGCAACAGTATATGCACGCTTTATTCTCGTGTTTGCATCTATTTGAATTCCATGTGCTACCTGTTTGTTACCTGCACTATTTTTAAGTGCGCCGTATATGACAGTTGTAGTGAACTCTTGCCGTGGTTGTGGGGCATCAGCTGTAAGTGATGAAAGAGACTTGTTTGCGTACCACACGTTTCCATTTACGAACTCTGGCTCGTGATAAATGCCAGTTCTTTTGAGATTAACTGCTAAGGCGACCTCGTTTGTTCTTTGTGAGATTTTCAACAGTATATCTTTGAGGTTTTGGTCTGCCGTCAGCCTGGCTATATCAACCTTTTCAACTTCGTCTGTCGTGCGTAAAAATAGACCTTCTTGTGTATCAACTGCCATAGCTACCCTTCTTTGTGGAAACAAAACTGAATTAATAACTACTGCCGATTTTAGAAAAAGTTTATGATTTTGAGTAGAAGCTCTATTGAAGTATCTGTTAAACGAGGAGACGAAATGCCTATCGGTGAATTTTTATTTGGAACTGATGATAAGTTCAAGCAGTTCAGCACACTTGGACAACCACAAAGACAGGGCCTAGATCAGTTGTTTGGCAGCTCTCTGCAGCAGTTGCTTCAAGGCGGTGGACCAGGGGGCTTTGCGCCTATTGCACAACAAGAAATGCAAAGATTCCAGCAAGATATCATTCCGTCACTTGCAGAAAGATTTACTTCAATGGGTTCTGGAGCTCAGCGCTCTAGTGGATTTAATCAAGCTTTAGGTGGAGCAAGTACACAGCTTGGAACTAATCTAGCGGCACTTGGTGCGCAGCACCAACTTGCTCAAAGAGGGCAAGCTTTACAGGGACTTCAACTTGGGCTTACACCTCAAACAGAAAGATTCTTTATGCCAGGGCGCCAAGGCTTTATGAATGCATTAGCTCCAGGTCTTGGGCAAGGTATTGGTATGGGGCTGACTGGTGGCTTAGGCGGAGCTGGCGCAGTTGCCGGAGCAGGCGGCGGGCTTCTCGGTGCGCTTTCTGGGCTTCTTAGAGGCGGTCAATAAAAATTTAAGGAGATATTATGCCTATTCAAACACTTGTAGGTAAGAGAGGTTTTGGTGATTTGCTCGGTACCGGTGTAAGTGCTGGTATCTCTCAGGGGCTTGAGCAACTTATACAACAGCGACTGAAGGGTCTTCAAGCACAAGCATTCAACCAACGTATACAAGATATTGTAAATCCTGGACAGGCTCAGTTTCAGCCACAGCAGCAAATGCCAGAGGCGCCTATGCAACAGGCTCAAGCTGCAGGTGCCGCACCTGCAGCAGTAGGACAGCAGCCACAACAATTCCCAGTTTCAATGGCGCCAACTCCACAAGAGCTTGTGCAGCCAGCCATAGCGCCAAGATTACAACAAGCTATGCAGGACGGAGGGCTTCCTCCAGAAATTTTGCAGCAAATGCAGCAACAGCAACAAGCGCTACAACAACAACAGGCATTACAGCAGCAGCAAGCTTTGCAGCAACAGCAAGCTCCTGTCCAACCGGGGGTTCAGCCAGCATTGCAAGCTCCAGCTACCGCGCCAGTGCCAGCAAGAGGAGCGGCTCCTGCGCCCACTACACAAAGAAGAGGCCCCGCTTTGGATTTAGAGCAGGAAGCTGTGCTGGCATTGTTCGAACAAAAGGAGCGGCATCAGCGAGAAGACAGAAATTTAAAGCGTGAACTTGCGGAGCGGAAAATACTTGCAAAGGCAGCGGAGCAAGACAGAGATATTAGCTTTAAAGAGCAAGAGTCTATTGATGCGAAAGAGCGTCCATACTTTAACAGGCAGGTTGGGAAATTTAGAGCTCATCTGGATGCTGATAGAAGGCTAGGGAGAATGGAAGTTCTAAATGAGCAGGGTGATCTTGGTATACCTGCCGCCAATAGTATATTAGGAATGATTAATCCAATTATAGATACTACCTTTTTGCTTACAGCGGATGCGCAAGAGCTCGAGAAGCTTTCCAAGGAATTCATGAAAGATGCTCCGGCTGAATTGGGGCAAACGCTTAGACCTGCCGACTTTGCAAACTTCCTAAAAACAGTTCCTACTTTGTGGCAAACGCGAACTGGGCGTTCAAAAGTTATTCGCAACATGCGTGCTGTTGGTAGAATTGTGAATGCAGAAACAGCTGCAATGGAGCAAATTATTGCCGAGAACGGCGGAAGGCTTCCTCGTCAACTAGAGCTTAAGTCTTTGCGTAGAATTAGATCTCTTATGGAACAAGAGGCTGAAGAGTTCAAGCGTGGACCTCTTGGGGCGAGAAGCAGTAACGAAATTATCTCTGCAGCAAATACTCCATTTTCAAGGAGAAATACATTGTTCCCGCAAACACCACAGCCAACCCCTCTTGAGCAAAGTTTGACACCAGTTGGAAGAGAGATTCTTCAAGAGGCAGAAGCTCTTAGGCGAGATAAAGCAGGAGCTCGCAAGACTCCAAGAAGGCCGCAAAGATCTGGCGATCTTCTAAGGCAAGCTTCAGCAGCTGTTAGCCCTGTTGCAGTAGGAAAAAATCTTGTAAATGTTGCAAAAACTGGTGTTAATAGAGCTAGGAGAGCATTGAAGAATCGCGCTAAAATTTAGTCTTCGTTGTCAGATAGTAGCCAATCTACCAATACATATACCAGTACTGGTGGAAAGGTTATCATCAGGAAGACCTTTATTATTGTTCCTCCAAATCTGAGAAACAGATAAAGAGCTACGGCGATAAAGAATATTTGTGAAAAAAATAATAACCACGTCATGATTCCCCCTAAATCCGAGGCCCTGTCCCTAGAAGGGCCTCAAAAGTACTAGCAGTGTCGCTCAAACACCACTATTAATTAATATCCATACATCTTTTTTTCTAGATCCAACTTTTTTTTATGTTTGTACCAGATTCCAAGAGCTTTCTTGTATCGCTTTATGCTTTTTAGATGCTCTATTGTTTTCGGCTTTTTTTTATGTTTTGACAGCAAAGACCTGTACATCTCATCCCCTGTTGGATTTGTTGGGCTGAGATATAGCATAGCGAACGTAATAAGAGCTATGCGATCTTCTTTTTCAAGCTCGTCTTCAAGGCCAACCTGGAATGGATTGGTTTCTCTTGCACATTTCTGCGCTTTTTTCCATAGCCTCTTTTCTTTTGAATCCTCATATACAGAGAGGTCTGATGCATAACAACCGATAGCACAGAGCCCTGCTATTATTAAGGCAAGCTTGATTGCTACATTCATAATGGTTCCTTTAATCTAGTTCTGACTGGTCCCGATATGACAACTCTTTTTGTACTTCTTTAGCAAACACTTTTATTGTCCATTCAGCAAGCGTGCAATTATAGTCAGTTTTCAGCTTAGCGACCTTTTTGTATAGATCCATTGGCAGGTCAACAACGATCCTTCTTCTTCCTGGCCTATTACCCTTATTCATAGTTCATTTCCTCGTTTATATATATTTCATCCCTGTGATAATTTTACCACAAAAGTAAAAATAAAGCTAGTGTTATCCATTGGGGTTTGTTTACTGAGGTTGATAATAAATTACCCTATTTAAGGAGAAGAACATGGCAACCTCTAAGCAGCGTAGGAATGGTGTTTACGGGCTTAATCAGCCTATATATCAGCCTGGCCCAGACCCGGTAGTTTCAAACAGAGATCCTCAATCATCTGACAAATTAAGATTAATGACCCAGTGGGGCAATAAGCTTACTGGGGGAGCTTGGGTTCTCACTTCAATTACCGCTGGTTCGGCTACATGGACTCCTACAACCGTTAACGGCGGCGCAACAATTACAACTGGAAATTTGACCATTGTTGCAGGGGACGCAAATTTGACAGCTGGCGATGTGAATTTGACTGCTGGCGACGTAAATCTAACTGCGGGAGACGTAACACTTGACGCTGGCGATGTGACAGCCACTTTAGGTTCAATTACAGCTGGTACAGGCTTCACGGCGACCACAGGCAATATAACGGCCACAGCTGGAAGTGTTGAAGTCACATTGGGCGATGTAGTTTTGACTAATGGGGATATTTCAGTTGTAGATGGCACCTTGGAGGTAAGAGATGTCGCTGGCGGAAATGGGACCATCGTAGCTGATGGCGACATTGATTCTGCTGGAAATATAGAAGGTGTCATGTTGTTTGCATCAGGTGATGATGCTGGACAAGCAAGCACTGTAGGGTTCACTGATGTTACTGATACAACCCTTAGTACTGGTGCAGGCGTAGTCCTCATGAAGACAGCAAATCCAGGCGATTCTTCTGGCTGGTTGAAGATTTATGTGGGAACTGACGTACGTTATATCCCATTCTGGACCAACTTAAGCCCATAAGTTTGCTTCATCCAGGCTCTTCCGTAAGTTCTTGCGCGGAAGGGTCTGGATGAGTACGATTTGAACGATAATAGTTAGTGTTTCTTTAAAAAGGATAAAGCATGACACAAAAAGCGATAACAGCTCTTGAAGTAAAAAAGGGTGACTTTACTTTTACTTTCTTAATGCCAGGTGGTTCAACATACGGACAGGCATTTGATGCTGCGTTTGAAGTATTTGCGCATGTAAACCGACTCAAGAATGAAGCGGTCGAAAAAGTGAAGGCAGATAAAGAAGCACAAGACAAAAAAGATGAAGCACAGAAAGTTGCTGAATAATTGAGAACCGTCTTCTCGCATCTGGGATTCTGGGTGCGAGAGGTCCTAAATAGGGAGATGGTATGAACACAGGTAGAATATCCAGATATGAACACGAAGAGCTGCGCACGCTCGCTTCTGGTTCGATGCTAACCACATATGTTGCAGTTGGCACCGCCATGGAAAATGCTCTTATAAAATACAGAATCGTAAACGAGACAGACGCCAATTTGACGATTTCTTTTGATGGCGTAACTGATCATGACCGCATTCCAGCAAACACAGCTTATATTGATGATGCAGCTTTAGAGTCAGGTGGCTCATCTCGTCTGGCTAAAGGCACAACTATATACGTTAAATACGATCTTGGAGCTGGTCCAACAACGGGCGATGTTTTTGTTACAGCAATATACAACAAGTATCTTTAGGAAGGGGATAGCATGTCACAGATTGCAAGCATCGGCGGAGGCGGCGGCGGAATCGCTACTCCGGTTTCTGTCCCAAACGGGGGCACCGGAATATCCAGCATTACGGATCACGCGCTTATCGTTGGATCTGGGGTCGCTGATGTTACCGTTTTAGCGGCTGCTGGGAATGGCGCAATTCCGATAGGAAGTGTCGGGGCCGATCCTGTTATAGCAACAATTACAGCTGGATCTGGTATCAATATTACGAACGGTGCAGGTTCTATAACTATTGCCAGTACAGGTGGTGGTGTTGGCTGGACAGAAGTCACTGGTGCCACACAGGCGCTCGCGGTAAACAATGGTTATATTCTCAATAATGCAGGCCTTGTTACTGCAACTCTCCCAGCTACAGCGTCTGTTGGAGATACTATAGAGATAGTTGGCAAGGGTGCTGGAGGATGGTTGATAGCTCAAAATGCAGGTCAAACAATACACTTTATTTCTTCTGACACTACGACTGGTGTCGGTGGATCTCTTGCTTCTACGGTTCAGTATGACTGCGTTGAATTAGTTTGCATAACAGCCAACACAGACTTTGTGGTAAAAGATTCTGTTGGCAATATTACTGTCGTTTAAGGAGAGAATATGGCAACGCAAAATGCAATCGATACAAATAAACCTATAGAGGTAAGCAAGGGTGGAACCGGTGCGTCTACTTTGACAGATACAAGTGTTTTAGTTGGCAATGGCACAGGTCCAATTGTTGCACTTGCTGCGGCTACAGATGGTCAGCTGATAATCGGCTCTAGCTCGGCAGACCCTGTTCCAGCGTCTTTAGCTTCTGCAAATGGAACAATAAGCTTTACAGCTGGTGCTGGATCACTTGATCTTTCTGCTGGCGGAGCTCTTTTAACTCCGAGTGGCTTCGAGTCCTTCGGTGGAGCTGGAAGCTATTATGACGATACAGTTCTTGGTCAATTTACAATTTCTCGTCCAGGAACCGGGTACATAAAAGGCGTTCCTGTTGCATGGACAGCCCCACAAACAGTCACAGGTCTTTTGGCTGGAAACACTTATTATATTTATATAGATAATACGGGAACAATTCAGAAGACGACGTCTTATTCTGAAACGCTTTTTAGCGACAATATAGTCCTGTTTGAATGCTTACGTGATTCTACCTCCGGGACCAATATCCAAGTAACAGTTAAAGAGAATCATCCGTTTGAGTTTCCCTGGAAGACTTCTGTGTGGGCTCACGATACTTTGGGTCCAGTTATATCTGGCATGCAGGGTGGTGCGAATATAACACTTAATGGCACTCAGAAAATTGAGATCTCTGGAGCAGATGCGCTTGAGGATCATGGTCTTGAGACAACAATCCCAGATTCTGGTGGCGTTGCAGAGGTGTTTGAACAGTACTTTACAAACGGTTCTGGCAAGTGGGCTCGACATGCTCAATCAGATACGTTTGATGGAACTTGGAATAACGCTGGTACTCCTACAGCTCTTGGCTCGAACAAGTATTCTGTTAACAGGCTCTATGTATCTAAAGATGATTTAACGAGCGCTACGCCGACATACATCTCTGTTATGGGTGATGCTCAGTACAATAACTTGTCTGCAGCTGACACGGCTATTGCAAATGACGCAATCACTACCGCAACAGGTGAACTCGCAGCGCTTGAGCTTGCTCAGCTTGGGTACATAGTTTTTGAGGAGTCTTCTACTTCTATTGTGCAAGTTATTATTGCCAAAGAGACAGCGAGAACAAGCTTCTCTGGTGTTACTGCTACAACTGCATCTCTGGTGCTTACGGATACAACGAACTTTGATGGAGTTTTGAGTGCTGCTGACACAAACGTGCAGTCTGCATTAGAGACTATTGATGATTGGGGCAAGACGGCATCACGTTCGTTTGCAAGTGACTCGGGCAGTGCTGTCCCGGCAAGTGAGGTAATTACCATTGCTGGCGGTACCAATGTGACTACGAGTGCTACTGGATCTACTGTAACTATTAATGCTTCTGGTGGTGGTGGAGGAATTTCGTGGTCAGAAGTGACTGGAACTACACAAGCAATGGCGGTTGATAATGCATATATTTTGAACAATGCGTCATTAGTTACTGCCACGTTGCCAGATACGGCGGCTTTGGGTTCGGTGGTTCGTGTTGTTGGTAAAGGAGCAGGCGGCTGGAAGATTGCCCAAAATGCATCAGAGTCAATCATCTGGGATGAAGATTCTTCTACGACGGTTGGCACTGGTGGGTCGTTAGATTCCACTGATGATTATGATGCTGTTGAGCTTGTGTGCACTGTGGCTGATACTACCTGGACAGTGATTTCCTCAAAAGGAAACATCTCAATTACCTAGGAGAGTTATGGCAACTAAAAATAGTGTAAACAATAAAACCGGGTCCCTGACGTTGGACCCTGGAGCATCTGGCGATCCATTTGTTCAGTTAAGTATTAATGCGGATGACAAGTTCATATATGGAGTTGATGATTCAGACAGCGATAAGTTTAAGATTGCTGATGCGAACTCTTTGGCTACGGCAAATGTGTTTGTGATGACGGCAGATGGTGAAAGGACGATGCCATTGCAGCCGTCGTTTTTGGCGTATCTTGGTACTACAGATTCAAATGTAACCGGGAACTCTGATCAGTTTTTCATAGGTTCAGGTAATGCCATGACAGAAGTATTTGATCAGGGAGGTAATTTTAATACGAATGGTACGTTTACCGCGCCGGTCACGGGTCTCTATAGACTGTTTTATGGGCTTAGATTAACTGGCATTACGGTTTCGCATGATCTTGCATTTAATGGTCTTAATACATCAAACAATACTTATCCTGGATTTCTTATGGACCCAGGATCAGCATTTCCATCTAGCGGAACTATGGTTATAACGACAAAGGTTATAGCAGACATGGACGCGGCTGATACAGCAACGATTAGTGTGACAGTATCAAATGGGGCAAAAGTTGTTGATGTTTCAGCTTCAGGTAGAGATGTTTTTTTTGGTGGTTATTTAATTTGTTAAAGGAAAGATATGGCTAAAAAAAATTCTATTTCTAATGCCTCTCAAGATATTACAATTGATCCAGGAGCGAGTGGTGACAGCTTTTTGCAGTTTTCAATCAATGGGACCGGAGAGTTTCGCATTGGTGTAGACGATAATGACTCGGATAAGTTTAAGATTTCTCAAGGGTCTGCTTTAGGTACAAATGATACATTTATAATGACTTCATCAGGCGAGAGAACAATGCCGCTCCAGCCAGCGTTTCTAGCGTATCTTGCCTCAAGTGACAGCTCAGTAACGGGGGACGGTACAACGTTTACAATGGGCTCAGGTAATGCGTTAACAGAAATATTTGATCAGGGTGGTGACTTCAATACGAATGGTACGTTTACCGCGCCGATCACAGGTCGGTACGAGCTTATTGGTGCGATGCGTGTAAATGGCCTAACTTCTTCGCATACAAAAATAGAAATAAATATTGTTACATCAAATGGTACTTATGGTGGGCTCGAAGCAAATCCTGCATCTATTGATTATAGCGGAATTATTCTTTTCACATGGAGTGCTTTGGTTGACATGGACTCTGCTGACACTGCCACTCTTCAGGTTACTGTTTCTAATGGAACAAAAGTGGCTGGCCTTCAGGCATTTGGAAGGGCATGCCATTTTGGAGGCTATTTGGTTTGCTAATTAATTCAAGGAGATATTAAATGGCTTTTACAAATACTGACGTTGACAACATATTAACTGAAGTACAAAGAAATGTTATCAAAGCAGATATTAATTCAGATGTTTTTTATGAAGATATGATCAGGCGAATGCAGTATGGGAAAGACAATGGATGCACAACCTGCCTTCTTATAGAGAAGTATGAAAAGTCTTTTGAAAGATTGAAAAAGAAATGGGAGCCGATCTTAGTTGCTGATGGAGTTGATCCTATTCCTACTGATGAAGCAGCGTTTGCTGCACTTGTATTTGCGCATGATGATTATAAAGATAAAAAAGCTATTGTCGATGCGATGCTAGCTGAAATGGCAGGACAGTAATAGGGAGTAGTAATGGCAGTATATGATAAGAGGTTAACAGGAAGGAATCGTCTTTCTTACCTTGGTGTAAACGCAATCTCGCCTCCAAACTTCAAGAAATACAATAGAGCTCCAACTACCTCAGACAATAAAGGATTTATTGAAGGGGATGAATGGCAAGATGACTCTGTTGACCCAGCTGTAGTTTATAAGCTTACGAGTCTTAAAGAGGGCATAGCTATTTGGCAAGGGACAACTTTGCCTTCTGGTGGAACCAACGGACAAATACTTGTTGGGTCTACAGGATTGCCTGCTGTTTGGACTGACCTTACTTCTACTGGTGGAACAATAACGGTTACCGGTGGGGCAGGAACTCTTAATATTGAGTCTGGCGGATCTGTACCAATTCAGTTTGATGGAGACACAGGATCTGCTGTCCCCGCTCTCGGAATTCTAGATATTGTAGGGGGCGTAGGCGTGACCACCTCTGCGGCTGGCAATGTTATGACCATCTCTTCTTCCGCTGGTGGGCTTGCATGGACAGAAGTTACTGGTACTACCCAGGCAATGGCTGTAGATAATGGATATCTTGCAAACAATGCTGCTCCCGTTGTGTTTACACTTCCAGCAACAGCTGCACAGTTTTCTATTATTGAGGTTGTTGGTAAAGGTGCTGGCGGTTGGAAGATTGAGCAGAATGCCGGGCAGACCATAATATGGGAAACAACTGCATCTACAACAACAGGCGTTGGTGGCTACTTAGAGTCCACTGATGACTATGATAAAGTAGCCGTAATGTGCACTGTAACTGACACAGACTTTACCGTAGTTGCAAGTAAAGGTAACATTACAATCGTTTAAGGAGAATTATGGCCACCAGAAATAGTATCAACTCAGACATAGCTATAGAGATAGAAAAAGGCGGTACTCGTACAACATCTAATACGGCATATGCGGTCCTCTGCGGGGGAACTACAGCAACAGGGGCGATACAGTCTATTGCTTCGGTTGGAACAGCAACACAAGTATTAACATCTAATGGCGCTGGCGCTCTTCCTACATTTCAAGCTGCACCAACAACGAGCATGGAATTCCAGCAAGTTTCAACTGATCCGGTTTCTCCTATTGACGGACAGGTTTGGTATAACACAACGTCAAATGAATTTAAAGGACAGGCAAACAGTGTTACCGTTACGTTTACTGTTACTTAGGAGTGCATATGGCTACAAAAAATGAAATTGATTCTAATATTCCTATAGAGGTTGAAAAGGGCGGCACTGAGACGTCTGCTTTTGTGGCTTATACGCCAATTTGCGGTGGCACTGGGGCAGCGACAGCTCTTCAGTCTGTTGCTTCTATTGCTAATGCAAACGATATTTTGACGTCTGAAGGAGCAGGAGCTCTCCCGGTATTTAAGACTCCTATAACTTACTTTGAGCAATTGGCTTCTGACCCTGGCTCTCCAACAGCTGGGCAGGTTTGGTATAACACGACTACGGATCTTTTTAAGGGTGCTGTTACAGTTGTTAGTGGTGCATGGGTTATAAAAGCTGTTGCAACTTATTCTTCTTATTATGGCGGTGCTGGTGAGCCAGATGATGCATTTGGGTGCAATGGGCCATCCCAGGCGCAACGATATGACGGCGTAGCTGATTCTTGGTCAACCAAAACTGGCTTTGGGGGGACTGTTAACCCACCGGTTATTACAGGTACCGATGCCGGCGATGCATTAGCAGCAGGAGGAATTGTAGGTGGATCTGTCTCTAATCAGCTAAAAAAATATGATGGAGTTGGAGATAGTTGGTCAACAAAGTCAACAATGTCTGTTTCTTGTACTGGTCCAGGATTTAAGGGGTCTGGCGACGATGCTCTTAAATTTGGCGGAAGAATAGATCCTCTTACAGGGTGGAGCGGAACAAACTCGGCAGAAAGATATGACGGGACTGGAAATTCTTGGTCAACAAAAGCAAGTTATAGTGGAACAGTTGCCGCCCTTATTTTGAGCGCTGGAACAGCAGGAGACTGTCTTCGTTGTGGCGGAGTTACTAGTTCTGGAGGAACACAGACTTCTGCTGTTGAGTTATATGACGGAACCGGGAATTCGTGGACAACGAAGACTTCTATGAACTCCACTAGAGGCGATGGTGGATATGGTAGTGCTGCAGCAAGCGCAATTGTATGGGGCGGCTCAGCAGGTGGTGTTACATATACAAAACAGTGTGAAAAGTATGATGGAGTTGGTAACTCATGGTCAGCTGGTCCAACTTGCAATGATAATCATGCGCCAACGGCAAGTGTTGCAGATTCTAACACATCGGCTTTGACCTGGAGCAGCGGGTCGGCACCAACTAAATCAACTGAAAGATTAGGTAGCACCTCAATAAGCGTAGTAACGTTTACAACAACTTAGGAGCGTATGGACAATCTTAAGCAAGTTAAAAATATTTTAAGTGATTCTGAGTTTGAAAAGCTTCAAGAAATAAAAGATGAGCTTTCTGATTCATGGGAGAAGAACCAGATATTTCGCACTGAAACAGAAGCCCGTTTTGCAGTTCTAAACGATGCAAAGATTCCTACAAAGGCAGGGAAATACTGGCAATCTGTTCGTGAGCAGATGTGCCACTTTAATGAGCTCGTAACTCTATCGTTTGATATGCGTCGTAAAGAGATAGATCTGCAGGAGGTTCAAGAGAAGCTTGGTTCGGCAAAAGAATACGACAAGCGTCGCCTTGAGGTTGATAAAGATGAGCTCGTATTCGGTTTAGCTAACTGTAAGCGAGTGGCAAAAGATCGTGTACGAGAGATCATGCAGTGGTCGATGCTTAAGAAGGAGCTTGATGACGGGTCTTTTGACACGAAGAATGTTAACACTCACCAACGAGAAACTCTTTTCAAGACAGCTTTAAACAAGGCGCAAATGACTACAGAGAAAACGGGATCAGAGGAGCGTCTTTCTATTGGTGGTCTCATTCATATGCTCAAAAAAGAGCCTGAAAATAAAGAATTGGTAGAAAAGCTTGAGAGGCAGGCGTTGTCTAAAAAAGATAAATAATTAAGTGACTCTCGGGCTATAACCATGAACGAAGAGCCCGAGAGTCTAAAGCAGTGCTTCCTATACAAACCCGCTTTTATAAGGAGACTGTATGGATATTACTTGCTTATCCCTGTATTTTGGGACCTTATTGGTGTGTTATTTGACACTTGGGATGTACTTCCACTGGAAGCTTAAATAGCATGTTTACTATTCGCTTGGTGTTGTGTCTGGTGCTTCCGCTGGTGCTGTATCTGGTGCTGATTGTCCGCTTCCACCTGTTGAAGTAGA